GTGTGGGACTAACGCCCGGCGGGGTTGCCGGGTCGGGAGAGGGAGGATGACACGTCCACCTCAAGGTCTCGTCCTAAAGCGACTTTCCTACAATCTTGCGGACGCGGCTGCCTTGACGTCGTTGAGCGCCAATACCTGGGCGCGGGCGATGAGTTGGGGGCTGGTGAAATTCACCAAGGCCGGCGCCGCGGTCAGAATTCCGGTAGGCGAGGTGAAGCGGGTTGCCCGCGAGGGCATGCCCAACCTGCCCGCCGGCTACAAGCGAAAAACCAACGGCTTCAACAAGGCGGGCCGACCGAAGCGCGGCAAGCGGGGCTAAATCCGGCACATTTTGCTTTCCACCTCCTTTTTTTGTGGATTAAGGTAACGCGTTGTTACTACACAAGAAAATGGATGTGGACAATGGAAAATGAAGCCCACCGCCTGCCCGCTAGTTGTGCCATCGGTGACGATACGAATGCCGGCGCACTCCTCATCTGGCGCGGCCAGCCGGGATTTAGGTTTTGGCACTCGGTGATCGCCGAGCACTACAACCGCGCCTTCTCGGTAACGCCCGCCCAGATCTCAGCGATGCTGCTGGGCGCGCTGACCGGCTGGGACACGCCCCTTATCAACGCCGATCTCTTTGACATCTCGACCGGCCTCTTCATCACGCTGCCCCGCGAGGTCGGGCTTTGCGCCTTCTGGTGCGCGGCCCACGAACTGAGCGGGCAGGTCGACGAGGACAGCCGCCTGCCGCCCAGGTTGTCAGCCGAGGCACATGAATTCATCCGGGAGAACCGGCAGCAGTTGATCGCCTGGATACGCTGGCGTTCGTTCTACATCGCCGAGGTGAAAGCCGCCGAGGAGGCGTTCCGATGAAGAAGATCGATGGGGCCAATGCCCTACCCATGCCAACCTGCGCAAATTGCCGTGCCGCACCCGCCGCCCGCACCGGGTCTTATTGCCGAGCGTGCAGCACCGAATATCAACGCGAATGGCGTCAGCACGGCATGGATCGCCAACTTCGCAGGATCAATCGCGACATCAAGGACAGCGGCCTTCAGCTTTGGTTCGAGGAGGGGCGCTTCGACCTTCGGGCGGCTGTTCCCCGTGAAACATCCCCGCGGCAGGGCGTTGGGGTCCATTCGTGGCCTCACCCCGGTAGGCGGCCCGTCCTTCGACGGCAAGCCGGTAAATTGACTCGCTGAGCGCGGTCGGCCCCGAACTGGCCCCATGGACTCACCGGCCGGCCGAGGCCCTCAGGGAGTCAAATTTCCGGCCCTGGCGTGAAAGGAGAGCGAACCATGAAGCCGAGGAAGTCCTACCTAGACCGCAAGCATGACGGCTACTTCGCCTACTACGTCCCGAGCAAAGGCAGGCTCAAGCGAGCGAGCCTGAGGGAGTGGCTGGCCTTCCGCGCGTCGCCCGACGCACTTGTCGCCACGAGCGACATCGGCAATGTGACCATCACCACCTTCCTGGGGACGGGCAAACTGACCATGTCCTACGAAACGATAGTCTTCGGCGGCCATCCCCCTATCCGCAAAATTTGGGCCGAGACGAGGAAGGCGGCAGAACAGAACCACGAAAAGGCCTGCGCTGCGGCCAGGAAATAGGCTGGAGGTCGACATGCCGAGATTGTGGTTGAAGACGCGCTTGCGTGCCCTGAACAAGACGCCCGCTGGACTGGCCCGCCACTTAGCCATCCCCGGTCCGCAAATCTACGAGGCTATCGGGGGCCGGCGAGACATCCCGCCCGAATGGATCGAGCCAATGGCAGTCTATGTGGAGTGGCCGGTGGACGAGTTGCGCGAGCATTTGAAGGAGTAACTATGCCCGCAGAGACCCAACGCAAAAAAGCGCCCGCCAACCCCGAAGGGTCGACGGGCGCCTAGTCGGGCTGCCAATGCTGGGGGGTCGCTGTGGATAACTCCTACCAACGGCGCGCTTGTGGCGCCATCAGCCGCGCACGCTCGCGTGGCCGGCACTCCAATGACGGGCGACTCGCCCGGTGCCAGGTAGAGTTTTTGCGGCGGCGCGGAGATACGTGATGGCTGAACCGAAGCGGGAGTGAATTCAATGAACAACCCCATGGACGAACTGCGCGAATTGCCAGACTCGGTTTACAGCAACTTCGATCACGAATTGGACGAAAAGGTTGCCGATGAACTTCGGAAAGGCGGCTGCCGCGCCCAGCATGCTGGATGGAATTTCTGTGCATGGGTCTATCGCGAAGGCAGCAAATGGCACTCTTACGTCATGTGTTACGGCTCTCATCGCGCATCTTTTGAGGACGATGACCTGCGTTCTCTGATCAACACGGTCAACAACGAATTCGGCCGCCAATAAGCCTCCAGCCACTGGGTGGCGGCGGCATCGTCGTCGGTCGTGCGTGGCTTGGTCGGTGCGGTCATGGCGTTTCACCTTTTTTTAAGTGGCATCTGTACATCGGCATTCGATGTGAGTGCCCGAGACGAACGTCGCTCGCCGGAAGCCGATCTGCCATTCGATGACACGGCACTTGACCATTTCGGCGCAAGTCAGTTTTGGTGTGAGGGTCACAGCCTCGGGATCGCTGCCGCAGGCGGCCAGCATCAGAAAACAGATCAAGATGCAGCGACGCATCAGCCGTGGAGCGGCGGCCCGAAGACCTGCCAGCCGACGAGACCGAAGAGCAGGAACGGGATCAGCGCGACGCCAAGCACCCCGTAGCTGCCGAGCAGGGCAAAGTGCCAAGCGATACCCACGCATAGCCAGATCAACATCAGTACCCAGTACGCCAGAGCTCGTGTCATGACGGGCCTCCTCCGTGATAGAGTTCGAACATGGCGATCCCCAATGAACCGCGCGTGTCACGTTCAGTCGGCAGCGATCTAGCCGAACTGATCGGCCGCCAGTTGATGCTCGACGTGCTCGACCAGATGCGCGACCAGCCGGATCACTGGGTGCTGGTGGCAACCACGACCCGTCGCACCAAGATCGCTCCTGCCCAGGTCGCCGCCGCCATCGCCGCCGTCGTGGCCCGCGGCTGGCTCGAGACCGACACCACGTTCCATCACGTGCGCCGGGTGCGGCTTACGCCCGAGGGACGCGCGCTGTTCGGCCAGCACGACCGGACGCACGTAATCGAGCGCCCTAGGGTTGGGCGGGGGCGAGGGGTGCGGCGGGCGTTGCGGTCGCGGCCGATGCGGGCATTTGGGGTGCTGGCGGTGAAAGACTGAAAGTGCCGCCGCTGGCGTTCAGAAAGGCGACAAGACCCTCGGTGCAGGCCGGGCACAGATGGCCGACGAACGGGGCCTGACCTGGGCCAAAGACATTCAGGCTCGCCCAGCCTTCCGGTACGGCTGGGCCGGGCACAGTGCCCGCCGCCTCAATGCCATCGCGGTCGCATTTGAAAGTCGCTGCTGAAATGCTCATGACGTCGTTCCCCTCAGCGCTTGATGATCTTGTTGATGATGATGGTGGGCTGCGTGTTCTGGTGCGCCGTGCCGCTGCCCGTACTGCTTGTCGTTAACGCCCGATCAGCCGCGCCGGTGTTACGGGCGGCGTCCATGCCCGCGGTATTGCGAGCGGCGTCCATGAGGCCCACGCCATTATAACCAGCAACCAAGTTGCCAGTCTGGCTCACGATATTTCCCCAGTTGAATGCTCCGACGTTAGCGTACAGGACGGATTGACCGCCGTTTGCTCCCTGGTGGTAGTGATCAGACATCGGATGAGAGTGGTCAGCCATGGCGTGAAGATGATCGACTCCCGCATGCGTGTGCGCCGCGATCTCCGCCAGCAGCAGCGCATATTTGTCGACGCCGCCGGTCGCGCCCATGGTGTTGGCGACCGTCGTCAGGCGGCCGGTGCCGCTATCGAGCATCGCCGTGACGCGGCCCCGGCAATCGGGCAACGCGAACGTCGTCGAGCCATCACCCGAGCCATAAGCCGTGCTGATGGCGGCGAACAGCAGGGAGTCGGTCGTGCGGCTCTTGAGCGATCCGTCGCAGGCATAAAAGCCCGGCGGCGCGACGGTGCCGCCATAGTCCCACATCACACCGGCCGGGATGCCGCTGTTCCAGGTAACGGCGCCGGTCGTCGTATCGTAACTGAACAGCGCCTTATCGCCGACCGTCGCGCCCATGTAGATGTTGACGACCCAGTTGGCCGCCCCGGCGCTGTCGTTGATCCACATCATGCCGGCCACGGCATAGGGCGGCCGCGATGCAGCACGATGCATCGAGTGAAGCGCGTCGCGCCACTGGTTCAGGCTGTCGGCCAATTGAACGCCGTCGACGACATACGGGTCCATCGTGCCGAAATCGAATTGGCTCATGCTTTGGCCCCCGTGAAGCCCGATGTTGTTTGGAAGAGAAGCGCTAGGCGCTAGGCGTGCCCGCCGTAGCCCTGGACGAAATAGTCGACGCTGCCGCCCGCCGTGGCCGCGCCGCTCGCGTTGCGATGTTCCAGCTTGAAGTGGGTGCGGTCGCTCTCGGTGATGACGACGGTGCCGCCCGGCGCGAGCGATTGCCGTGCGGTCAGTTGCACGGTCGGCGTCGCGACGAACGGCGAGGCATAGGTGACGGTGAGATGTCCGGTGCTGTCGATGTTAGCGTCGCTGCCCTGCACGTTGCGCAGCGGCAACTCAACCACCACCCGCGCCTCGTGGGCACGCAATGTCGTCTGGAGGTCATAGACTGCGCCGATCATGCGCCATTCAAACGTCTGCGCGGTGATGACCGTCGACTTCAGCGGAAACCAGTCCTTCCACGTCGTGCCGTCGACCGAGACGCGCGCCTCGATATGGGCGTCCCAATAGGGTGAGCTTCCGATGGCGAGCGGCACCGCAATCGCTATCGGGACCCAAGTCGCCATCCTGTTGATAACGGTCGTGCTCGCTTGCGCCAACGGAACTTGAGAGGCAATGGGCACCCAGTCCGCCATGAAGATATTGCCGATATAACTGCCATAGCCTTCGACGTAGCCGCTCATCGTCGCCAGCGTCGAACCGCCAGGGCCGAGATCGAGCGAGTGGCCAAAACCATAGACGGCCGTTCTTGTGGGCGTCTCATTGAGCGCGAGCCCACGGTCGCCGGGAAAGATGCCGGCCGGGACCGTCTCGGGCACATGCGGCGGCGGTATCCACAGCTCGCTGACGTTGTGGTGCCAATTGGTGCCGAGATCACCCGCCCAGGTCGGCTCCTCGTGCCAGTCGAGGATAATGGTGCGTTCGGTCTGTTGCGGCGCCAGCTCCACCTCGATCCAGTCGACGCTCTCCTGACCCAGACTATCGACCGCCTTGAGCAGATAGGTGCCATAGCGGGCGGGCGTGTTGATCTGCGTGGTATTGCGATCGACCCGAGCGATAGAGGTGGTGGCGCGATCCCATACGGCGCCGCTCAAAATGCCGGTGAACTTGATCCAGTACCACACGACATCAATCTCGCCGGTCGGCGTCCACAGCAGCGTGACCATGTTGCCGCCTTGCGGCGTGGCATAGAAGCCTGTCGGGCAGAGCGGCCTTGCAGACAGACCGATGGGCACGAACGTCAGGCCGACCGGCACCGAGTAGCGGCCCAGACTATCGAAGGCGCGCAGGCGGATCGTCCACTGTCCCTGCCGCATGTTCGGCACTTCTTGCGAGATGCCGGCCACCGTGTCGAACAGTCGATAATCTCCGTTGGGACCGCTGAGTTCAATCTGGTAGCGCGACACGCGCGGGTCGCGCGAGGCGGTCCACGAAATGATGACGGCGAACTGAGGGGTGCCGCCGGCATCGAGATAGATAAACTCCGAGAAGTTGATGTCGGTCGGCGGCACAATCGGGCCGCTCGGGATCAGCGAGTGCGGCGGCTCGGGAATGTACCAACCGTAGTCGACGTAATAGTGCTTGTTGATATCCCATTGGGTGGCGAGCACCTGATAGAGGCCGTGGCCAGCATCGGTCACGACGGCGACGCGCCACCACGTCGGGAGCACGTTAGGATTTGAGAGCAACCACATCGTACCGGCGTCAGCACCGGCCGGTTTGCTGCTGAGGCGGAACTGGGTGTCGGTGACTGCCGCGACGATGGTGGAGGCCACAAGCGTTGGCTTCTGTGCCTCGGCGGCCGAGCCGATCATAAAATAAATCGTCCAGCCGCCCTGCTCGCGCAACGGCTGCGGCGTGTGGTCGAGCGTGATGGTGTCGGCGCCGTCGTCGTGCAACAGGCGGCCCGCAAGCCGCGCCCCGGCGCGGCCCGGATCGTCGATATTGATAACCTCGCCCGGCCTGATGTCGGCATTCTCAAGGCCGGTCTGAAACGAAACCGCCTCCACCTCGTATTGCGAGGTGTAAATCAGATAGCGGCCCATGCGGATCGCCTGGCCCCGGTTGGTGATGCCGAACGCCGATACCTGGGTTTCCTTGTAGCCCTGCTGGGCCACAAGCTGGGCGTCCTGCACCAGTTCGACCGCAGGCTTGTAGGCGTCCTCGGGGTCGTTCCAGGTGATGGCGGCGGCGGTGTAGCGCGAGCGGAAATCGGTGCCGGTGTACTCGAAGATGCCGTTGACCACGTCGGCCGGGCCGAACAGGCGCGTGCTGGAAAGGCCGCCGCGATCCTGCACGCAGAACACGGTGCCGTTGGCAAAAAACAACGTAGCGCACATCGACGAGGCGACAGCGGTCAGCACCTGCCAGGCGTCCTGCCGCGTATTGATCACGCAATTGCAGGCCCAGCGCTCTTGGATGCCGCCCTTGCCATCGGGCACTCCCTGATCATTGTAGATCGACGCCTCATAGAACGACCACTTGTCGATGGCGTTGACGTCGAGATAGCGGCCGAGGCCCCAGCGCTCATTGACCAGCAGGTTGTAAAGTATCCACGCCGGGTTGTGGGTCCAATCGATCTTGAAGGTGCCGTCCCACGGGCCGAAATATTGATTGGTGTACGGATTGTAGTTGGACGGTATCTGCAGCATGAGGCCGTCAAGCCGGTAGGCGCGCTGCGGGATGTTGGGAAAGTCTTCGGCGTCGAGGGTGGCGGCAAACAGCGCGGTGTCGTCGTAGGAGATCTGGCCGTCCTGGATTTCGGTAAGGCTCGACCAAAAGAACGTGTTGGCTTCGCCTTGCGCGTGCTCGGCCCACTGGCGGGTGACGCGAACGTCGATGCTGCTGGTCGCCTGATAACCG